GGATATCAAGGCAAACCCGACGACAAAGATTCAGACATTGTTGATCGTTGGTTCCAGAATGTTTGTCGTCATGTTGTGATGGAAACATGGGAACAAGAAATGGCAAACAATCCCAATCGTGTGGTGAAAAGTCGCGACATAGGGGATGGCCGATCCGAAGTGTCATAATGCTGATATATTTCAACGGTGATAGTAACGTAGCAGGTACAGAGTTGCCGGAGTCTACTCACGGAATGGCACCTAAGTTAGCCGAAAGATTCAACGGGCAATACAAAACAAAATTTATCAACGATGCAACCCCGGGTGCAAGTAATGATTTAATTTACGAACAAACACTGGATTTTTTAAACAATCCCAGCAGTCCAAAACCTGATCTAGTAGTGGTTGGATGGACACAGTTTAATCGCGTACAATGGTTTTTAGTTGACGAGTGGGGCAAGGGACGATTTTGGGAAATAAACCAAATTGGAGTAGGTATTCCTGTTCCTGAGGAATATAAAGATCGATACAAACATTATGTTGAAAATGTGCAACCTGATGGTTACTGGCGGTTGGTACAAGGTGCTTATTGGCACAATAAAATTTTTAACATACACAAGTTGTTAGAGTACAAAAAAATTCCGCATTTGTTTTTCAATGCGTTTGATGAGTTTATTTTGCCAAGTGAAGTAAACCAACTTGACTGGAACAATGCATTTTTAACACCTTACTCTAAAGAATTAATCTACACTGAATGGTGCCAGCGCCAAGGTTATAAAGAAATAACTCCAGGATGGCAACACTACGAAAGTGCGGCTCACACTCAATGGGCAAATGTCATGCATGACCATATTACAAAACACAACATTGTATGATTCTTTATGTAAACGGTGATAGCCACACTGCGGCTGCCGAAGCAGTTAATCCGCATGCATTTGCCATGGACGATGGACAGTTGTTTTACATGGGTCGTGCTCCGCATCCAGAAAATTTAGCAGTGAGTTGGGGCAGGCGGTTAAGCGATGCACTACGAGCCAGTTTTCACTGTGATGCTGAAAGTGCCAGCAGTAACACTAGAATTTTACGCACAACCAGAGATTGGTTAAAAAAAATACATCATGTTGAAGAAGTGCTGATGGTAATACAGTGGAGCACCTGGGAACGAGAAGAATGGTTGATTGACGGAGTATATTACCAAATTGGTGCCAGTGGCCAGGATGATGTTCCCGACAAGCATAAACAACGCTACAAAGAGTTTGTAGTCAGTGTAGATTGGAAACAAAAAACTCAACAAGCACACGATGAAATTTGGAAGTTACATACCGAACTAAACAAACTGGGTGTTAATCATATCTTCTTCAATGGTAATAATGATTTTAGTAGTATTAAGAAACCAAAAAAATGGGGCAACAGTTACATTGACCCGTATAACTCAGAAGGCACATATAATGCTCGAATCAGAGCCGCAGGAATAGAAACAGTTGCACCCAATTCATGGCATTTTGGCAAGGATGGCCATAGCTTTTGGAATCGTTTTATGTTACAATATATCAATACCCACAACAAAGTCTAAGGTTCTCTATGCGTTATGTGTTAATTGACACAGCTAATATGTTTTTTCGTGCAAGGCACACTGCATTTCGTGCGTCAGATCCATGGGAAAAAGTTGGGGTAGCACTGCACACAACGCTGATGAGTGCTAACAAGGTTGTTAAACGTTTTGAAGCAGACCATGTTGTTTTTGCACTGGAGGGACGTAGCTGGCGCAAAGATCACTACAAACCCTACAAAGCAAACCGTGCTGTAGCCCGTGCCGCTCTTACAGAAACAGAAGCAGAAGAAGATAAAATGTTCTGGGAAACGTATGATAATTTGACTAAATACTTGTCAGAAAGAACCAATTGCAGTGTGATTCGATGTCCCACTGCAGAGGGCGATGACATTATTGCCCGTTGGATTACCCTACATCCCCAAGACGAACACATTGTGATCAGTAGCGACACAGATTTTGTGCAGTTGCTGGCCGCAAACGTAAAACAATACAATGGTATCACAGACGAACTTATCACCACAGAAGGCATTTATGATGCCAAAGGTAGACCTGTAGTTGATAAGAAGACCAAGGAACCCAAACAGATTCCTGATCCTGCATGGTTGTTGTTCGAAAAATGTATGCGTGGCGATACCAGCGACAATGTGTTCTCTGCATTTCCTGGTGTGCGAACAAAAGGCACCAAGAACAAGGTGGGTCTACAAGAAGCATTTGCAGACCGTACAACCAAAGGCTACAACTGGAACAACATGATGTTGCAAAGATGGACAGACCATAACGGTGAAGAACATCGTGTGTTGGATGACTATGAACGCAATCGTCAGTTGATTGATCTTACACATCAACCACAGGCAGTAAAAGACACAGTGGATCTTGCTATCATTGAACAGATCTCGCACAAGGATATCGGACAGGTGGGCGTAAGGTTTATGCAATTTTGCGGCAAGTATGATCTAGTACGATGTAGTGAAAACGCCGAAGGGTTTGGCCGTTGGTTGAATGAAACATATAAAGGAGTTTTAAATGTTAGTAGCTAAAGTCGTAGCAGACAAACAGTTTTGGATCTTACAAGAAGATGATCGCAAAGTTGGCAACATCGAAGCATGGAATGGCGGATATCAAGTTCGTATCAACAATCAAGTCAAGCAATTTAAAACAATCAAACTTGCGGCCAAAGAATCAAACATTGTATTTGCCAAAGAACAAACAACATCCAAACCTGACAATACCTCTGTACACGGATATCCGGTAGCAGGTCGTTGTTATAATCCTGTGTGGGACGTGGTGCATCACTTGCCAATCTACACCAAGACTGCCAAAAGCAAAAGTTGGTTTGCCGCAGGATGGTATTCTATCAAGCGTGGACGAAATTGGAAGATCATTCAGGATCCCAAACTGATTGCACTACAACGCTATCCTTACCAAGGCCCATTTAAGAACAAAGAACAAGTGACACTATGACAAATCCATTCCGAGATCAAGAAAAGTTCATGAAGGCCTGTGACCAAAAGGTCGATGCCTACTCTATTTCACAATATAAGATGTATTTGAATCTAATAGACGAAGAGCATCGAGAACTTCGAGAAGCCGTCGAAGCCAACGACTTGACTGAACAACTGGATGCACTGATTGACATCTTGGTTGTTACAATTGGAGCCATTCATTCAGCAGGCTTTGATGGCGAAGGTGCATGGAAAGAAGTTATGGCAACCAACTTTGCCAAGGTTGATCGCGAAACAGGCCGGGTGCGTAAACGCGAAGATGGCAAAGTGCTCAAGCCTCAGGGATGGACTCCGCCAGACTTAAAAGGATACTTGACAAGATGATACACATTCAACGATTTATCGAACGTCTTCAAGGATTTGAAGCACGTGGTGCCAGAGACTTTACCATGCCCATCAAAGATGCCAAGGATCTCCATGCTGACCTCACAAGGCTGTTGATCGCACTACAGGCCGCAAGAGAATCTGCTGTAAATGCCGCACAAGAAAGCGAAATTACAGTGGAAATGAAGGGTGGAGCATTTTAAAAAGTCCCTATATTTGTCATAAATAAATGTAGGAGTTTAATGAATGTCAAGACCAAAACCCAAAGTTATTCTAGAACTGACAAATAAAACCACGTACAAAACTGAACAGGTTTTATCGTCAGCAGGGGTGTGGGCTGTGTTCTACAACAACTCTCCTATTAATCTCAAAACCAGCAACATGTTGGTGCAACACCCTGGGCCCAAGTACAAGAAAGTCAGTTTCTCCAATCCCGGCCATGCACACAATCTTTCAAAGAAACTAAACGCACAGTTCAAGACCGACAAGTTCACTGTGGTATTGTTGACCCAGGGCGACACAGTTCAGCCCAGTGGTGCGTGATAAACTAAAATTAACCCAAGCACTGGTGGCCAATCTGCCAGAAGAATTTGCCGAGCCCGTTGAAGTTGCTGTCAAGACTTGGTGGGCAAACATTCGTAAGACCGGTGGCCTGCGTCTTACCGAACATGGATTTTATGTGTTCAGTCGTGTGTTAGATTTAGCACATTATGAACTAGAGATCAAACCAACCCCGGGCAATCGACGCATTGTGTTAACTCTTGATCGCAAACTGCAAAGTCCGTATTATATTAGAATTGACAAACGCATACCAACCAGTGTTTATATGTTTGGTAGTCGCGAAGCAGTCATGTCACAACTGTATGGTGATCTAGAAAAGTTCCTGCGCAACTATTGACTGTAACTCTGATCGTTGAGTTTTTTCTAGCACATCTTTTAAAAAAACATTTTGTTGTAACAGATCATAATTGTGCTGTAGGCGTGTTAACTCAATGCTGACAAAAGCTAGATCAAAATTTGTCAACAGTTCAAGATTGCGTTCTACAGCATAGTTGCATCGCAGTTCAGGATCTGGTTCGCTTTGGTAACTATGATCAACAATGTCATTAAACACATCAAATCCCATGCTGGCCATATAATCTGCTATGCGCCAACCGCCAACCCAAATTGGAATAGTTCCTGCATACAATGCCATCAACGTCTTTTCTGTTACTATAGTTTCTTTTTCATAATACGCAGGTTCAGTTATCAAAGAAACACAAGCAGGCTCAAACACTGTTTTCTGCAACAATTTATTATAGGTGTGTGCATTTTTAAATGAACCGTTACGAACTCCTTGATCCATTGCAACTTCGGGGCCAAAGACATAGTTGGTTACAGGTATGGTATTAATGTCATTTGTTTTCCACGCAAGAGAATGACAATAATTGGTTAATTTATGTTGTTCGATTAATGCCAACAATCGACGTCTGTTGGGTCTGGGTTTGTTGATCATAAAGTTGAATGTAGTTGTTTTACAACTCCAATCTGGTTGTATGTCTTGATGTATAAATTCTTTATTTTCTCGGGCCAAAAACATAGGTAAACAAACATGCGGATATTGGGTTAATCCTTCTTGCATATTGACGTGATCAAATACCAACAGATGCTGTTGCGGATCACATGAACTGTTTTCCAATAATTTTTCCACATGATAACAATGTTCGTCGGGATTATAGTGGTGGTCACGAACCAAAATAATTTCGGGGCTGGACAGAATCTCGCCAGAGTAGGTGTAAGTAGGACCGTGTATTTCAATCATTGTTTATATTTACAAGTAAATACCAATATGACAGATATAATAAAAACAGCACTTGGGTCAACATACTGCATGTTTTACCATCCAGCATTTCCCATTGCACAACTAACTCCGGTACAGACACTCGAAGGATCTTGTTCTGTGGTAAATCAAGCATTAGATTTGTATGGCACTGATTTGTTGTCTTGGCCAGCAGGACTGCAAAACGAAATTGCAAAATTACTGCGGGTCAACTATTTTTATCAAAATTTACACAAAGAGCCCATACGAAAGCCCTTGTTGATACACCAACAACATGAACAGTACATAGTTGATTGTGGCGACACACGACTGATGACACTGCAACTAAATCCCAAAATATCCACAGTCAGTGTTGTTATAACATGCACAGCATCGAACGCTGTACAATACAACACTTGGCAGCAAATTAACAACGATCAAGACTTGATAAGATTGATCAAGTTTGATACTAACCATACAACAATATTAGTTACACCTTCCCAGCCTGGTGCCGACCATGGACTTGATTGGCTGGAAATTGGCGATCACAGCACTACACATCATCTACATAACATTGATCTTAGATTGACAATGATGCAAAATTATCTTGACGGTCAAGTTAAGAATTTTAAATTTGACACTGAATGGGTTCGATCGCCTGTGGATTGGTTAGCGTTTGTGTAAGTATGCTGATCCACTGAGCAAAATCATTGGGCCACCGAGCAGCCATTGCGGCCAATACAGTTTGATTGTGTGTGGCAGCACGTTGACATCTGTCTTGTAGCAGAGTTAGATCTTGAGACTTCAATGATTTAATAGTTTCAAGGCTTTTCCATACAAATATGCGTTGCTTCTCTTGCACTTCTATTAGTCTATCGTAATGGTTGTGGTCTATTAGATCTGACACAGTATCAAATCCCAAGCTAGTTAAATAGGCCACTGTGTATCGACCCGACGATACGGTCCACGGAGCAGGTGTTACCAATGCTCTGAATATTTTTTCACTCAGTGATATGTTGTTGTCACTGCTGTAGGTTTCGGCCACAATGTTAACATATGACCGATTAAAAATTTCATCATGTTCTATTTCATAATTGCGCACAGGCATTTGTGCTGTTAGCAATTCATAACTTTTTTGATATTTTGATTTGTCTTCGTTGCTGGTCTGGTTCCAATGGTTATTCCAATGTTCTAATGCCCGGGTTGTGGAAATAAGAGCAGGGTCTGACACTACGGAATTTCCTGGACGATAACAGTTGAAATTTACATGGCCTTTGTGCAAATGTACTCTGAGTCCGATTTCCAACATCAGCATAAATCTGCGTTGGTCAATTCGATTTACTGCAAAAGAAAAATCTCGTTCTGGCTGCCATGTTTGGTTGCTGGGCACATAGTGATAGATTCCCAAGAAACTAGCGGGCAATCTTATCACATGGTACTGCGTGGGACAAGTGATATAGTTGTCGGTTATGACTGTGGTATTGGCATCAAACAAGTAGGGCAAGTCACTGTGATAGTCTGTACTACAACTTCGTATATCGTCAACCAGGCAAACGATCACTGTTTGGTTTGATTTTTTCCATATCCGTGGATTGTCAGTTACACTAAACCCGGTATCGCGTAGTGTTTGATATATTGTGTTATTGATGTTGTATTCGTGTACTAGACATTGGCTTTGATTCCAAATCTCGCCGCTGTGTACTCCGTTGAATGCTTGTTGCATAGTGTACTTATTAAGGCAAATATCTTGAAAAAAATTTGCATTTTGAACAACCAAGTGGTTGACCTTGTATAAATAAACCTATACAATACACACATGCGCCAATAAAAAGGTGTATATAAATTTAAAGAAACAAAAATGCAAACAAACGTATTACATTCTATATCAAATTGTTTAGCCAAACAGGCCGGCTTCGCGCCCTCTATTTGGTCGGCAATCAATAGCATGTCATATGATCGCACACCAGAGGGTACCAGGGTCCAGGAGACCATGTCGTAAATAAAAGTTTACACACAAACTCCAAGGACCCTAGGATTAAAAACCCTAGGGTTTTTTGTTTTTAGAAAAGGAAAAATGAAGAAATTAGATTTAAAACAACGAATGCGTGAAGTAAAGTACACAACAGAGCACACACTGACACCGGAACAACGTGAAAAGTTGATTCGGGAAAAGTTGGAACGTGCTAGGTTGGAACTCGAAACTCGCATGCGAGTCAAGAATCAACTTTGGACATAGATCCTAAAGTGTTGACAGGAAACGAGGTCCTGTGCTACACTATAAACAAGCACGAACGGGCGGCGACTAGGATGGAATCCCTTGTGTGGGAGGAAAAATTAGTTCGTATTAAAGCATTCTTTAAGAACAGGCAGCCTAAGTATTTTAGAGTGCTTTAATACACACATTGGAAACAGTGTGTTCGACGTATATGCACAGGTGGCGGAATGATTACGCAACGGATTGCAAATCCGTATCATGCAGGTTTGAGTCCTGTCCTGTGTTCCAATTTTACAAAATAAAGATATGAAATTATTTGCCGCAGTACTTTTTTGTACAGTTTTATCCAATGCAACGGCCCACGCACGTGAGCCCACAGTGTTGGTCTACAACATCAATGCACAGCGCACGGAACTGAGTCAAAATAGTGATCAAATCAGATCAATGGCCAGTGTGACCAAGTTGATGACTGCCATGGTTGCATTGGATCACAACAGAGATCTTCAACAGCAGTTGGTGCTGAGAAAAAACACCGGCAGTCGATTGCCGCCCGGCAGGTACACCAGAGAACAGTTGTTGCTGGCCATGCTGGTCAGCAGTGACAACGGAGCAGCCGAAACCATTGCACAGAACTACCCCGGAGGCCGATCTGCCTTTGTAGCTGAAATGAATCGACATGCCCGGATGTGGAATCTTCGAAATACTAAATTTGTAGATCCGTCAGGCCTGGGTGTGTTCAATGTGTCCACTGCACGGGATCTAATAGAAATGGTACAGATTGCTGCCAACTATTGGTTTATACAAGAAGCCAGTGGGCAGTCAACTGTGCTGTTGAAAAAACTTGACAAAATAGGCGGCAGCTCTGTGAACCTGGTTCACACATCCCGTCCACTGTTGGCAGAGTTTACCCGTGTGGACGTGAGCAAGACTGGATTTACTAATCTTGCTGGATGGTGTGTGGCCATGCTGGTAGAACACAACAAACAACAGTACGCAGTCATTGTGCTGGGTGCCAGTTCCAAACTGGATCGCAGTGCAATTATAAAAAAAGTTTTTAAAAATCTTTAACACATTTTAGGAAGATGATGCAGCGGGACCGGTCCTGCGACTGGCCTTGAAAACCAGGTTCTCTTAACAGGGATGGGGTTCGACTCCTCCGTCTTCCGCCAAACAACGGTGTGGTCCTATAATGGTATTAGAGCAGATTGCTAATCTGTCGCTCGGCGTAATCCGGGTTCTCGGTTCGAATCCGAGTCGCACCGCCAGTTAAGGGTCCTTGGTGAAATGGATATCATGCTTGGCTTCGAACCAAGCGGTGTGGGTTCGATTCCTGCAGGACCCGCCAATCATAGCCCGTTAGCTCAAAGGTAGAGCACTCGACTGATAATCGAGCGACCAAGGATCGTTACCTTGACAGGCTACCAATTTAATGTATCTCTGGTGTAATGGCAGCACCGCGGTCTCCAAAACCGTCAGTCAAGGTTCGAGTCCTTGGAGGTACGCCAATAATAACCCTACAGTGCGTAGGGTATACTAAAGTACTAAGTTGACAATTAAACGCCATTTTGCTACAATAGAAACAAGTTAAGAAATTAGCTGGATCTGCAAATAACCCTACACAGTGTAGGGACTTTGCAAAACAAATTGACTAGATATAGCCATTGTGTTATACTAGAGACTAGTTAGGAAATTAACTAGACGTTCTTTAAAAAGTTGTTGTTTTTGGTAACCCGTAAGGGTTGCTATTTTAAAACGTATTAAAGGTTACCTACACCGTTAGGGATCTAAGGCGAGGACTGTGGGGCCGCCCACGCTCAAGCTAGGTCCATGAAACCGGGCAGAAATGTCCAGAAAAGCGGCGGAGCATGTAGGCAGTAATGACCGTGCAGGTCTATAGGAGACGGTCCTATAGGTAGACATAGATGCACAATGGTTCCTTTAGTATGTTTTAAAATAGTAGATTTTGGTCTGTTCGTATAGAGGTTATTACTGTGGATTGTCTATCCACTTACGGGGGTTCGATTCCCCCACAGACCGCCAAGTTTTGAGAGCCACATCGCCTGGACACTTCTCTCGGCAACGAGACACTAGGTCCTGCAACCGTGGCTCTCCTCTTTTTGCTCGATTCGTCTATCGGTTAGGACATCTGGTTTTCATCCAGGCAAGAGCGGTTCGACTCCGCTATCGAGTACCAGACATGGAGATGCCGCCGTAATGGTATGGCAGGAGACTGTAAATCTTCCGACTTCGGTCACAATAGGTTCGATCCCTATCATCTCCACCATATCTATCATATATAATGTATGAACAATTTAAACGCATATAACTTAGAAAATTTTCGAAAAAGCTTTGAATCAACTGATTTGGCACGTAACGTAAAACAAGATTTTGATTTGTTGACTTGGGAAACTAATATACCAACTTTGGGCTTTATGGGAATGACGCCGCGCGAATATCGTGGCAAAAGAATATTTTCAATGGTTCCTTTTTACTATATTTTACAATTAGCATCAAGCTCTAAAATTTATGATATTGGATGTGGGTGGAACATATATAAAAAATATATTCCAAACATAATCGGCATTGATTCAAAATCATTAAATTTTTATGCTGACCAGGTTGGGTTTGTAGATGATGCGTTTGTCAAGGAAAATACAGAAAAATTTGAAAATATCATGAGTATGAATGCTTTGCATTTTATTCCATTGTCGCAATTTTCTAACAGGATCAATCAAGTCTTACAAATGACCAAACCAGGTGGTAAAATTTTTATCATGATGAATGTGTGTCATATGATAGGTGCAGAGACTACAGAAATAAAAAATACTGCATCAACATACATACGTGATCAAATTGAAATTTTTAGAGATGAGATTTTGTGTTTTGAACTTGATGATACTCATATTGGATCTAACATGGCCGAGGGAACATTAAGAATGGTACTACAAAAACATGAATAAAAATTTGCTTATCACGTTTGGGTGCAGTTGGACCTATGGAGTTGGTGTAGGATATCAAATTGAGCAATCCACTGCTGTGTATAATTCTATTGCATGGAATTCAGACATTTGTGGGACAAAATCATTTCGTGGTGTTTTGTCTAAAAATTTTGCATTAGATAACAAAAATTTTGCACATGGTGGAAGCAGTAATCAAGCTCAATTTAATTATGCTAAAAGATATTTTAGTAAAATTGATTTCAAATGTGATCAAGAAACATATGATAAAATTATTGTATTGCATGCAATCACATCAACTGCTCGAAATGTATTTTTTGATTTAGACACAATGTCTGTGTTACATTGCAAATATAATATGCCAAATAAATTTAGCGAGTTTATGGTTAAACATTCATATGATCATAATCACGAAGTACAACAATTAGAAGTTGAGATGAATTTTTGGAATGTTTTTTATAAGTCAATGGGGGTCAAAAATATATGGGTTGATACATTTAATCATCATCTGTATCATCAACCCATCGACAATATGATTGATATACCTGATAGAGATTTAATGTCACAATTGTGTTTGAGAAATAACATGAAAAATGTTGATAACAACTATCATTATTCAAATTGGGTTGTAGACTCCAATAGAGTAGCGTTTTTAGTTGATATTGGATTGTTAAATCCAATATCACATCATCCTACAGAAAAAGCTCATATTCAGATTGCTGATTTTATTGCTCCTATGATAGAATCTAGGTTGTAAAGATTCTCGTCAAGGTATGAAAGAATACTATGCTTATGCTTATTTGAGAGAAGAACCCGTCGGGGTAACGCCTGGCTAGTATGACCCGTACGAGAGAAGTGAGTTCGTTACTCAAGGGTGGTAGTCTTCTTACCAAAAGGCCGCTAGCAATGCGATAACGGTCCCTGTCGGGAAGCGGGTGGAAGGAGTGTGTGATGCATAGAATCGCTAACCTTAGTTGAGTTAGATTCCGGATTAATCTATGTTGATACTCTATAATTACCGCCGGGGGATGCAGAGCATATTGGGGGATTGGTATACTTGGCTAACACACCTGGTTTGCAACCAGGAGCAAACGGTTCGAATCCGTTATCCTCCACCATTTTATAAAAGGAAACTGTATGAAACGTAAATCGATCGTGCGCGAACGTAACTGCTTCGTTCGTCTTGCACTGTTCCGCAAAGCAGGTTCGCATCGTAAGAGCAACAAGGCTCTGCGTCGAGCACAAAAACAAAGCCCATTAGGGGGTGAAACTTTAAGGTGAAGTAACGGACTTTTAATCCGTAAAACAGGGATCGTTCCCCTGCACCCCTACCATATAAAAGCACATTACACGGCTACCCTGCGTGGTTGCAGGCTGTTAGTGGCGCTTAACAACCAGGGCGCATATAGTGTGCTTTTATATGGTGTGTAAAACCAGTTAATAAATAAAATTATGAAAATTAAACTACCCCAAGAACTACATTGGCTCTGCCCTGTTGCAGTGCCTGACCTAATTAGATTAGGTGGAAAAATGGACGGCGGCTACATTTTGCCACGTTCAGCAGTGGACCAAGCACAGGGTCTGTTAAGTTTTGGACTAGGTGACGATTTTACATTTGATCAAGACTGGCATAATCTCAAACCTACAGATCCGATTCAGATGTATGATGCCAGTGTCACTAGAGATACCATGCGTATCAGCATCAATACGCCGGTTCGTGGACACTTGGATATTCGAGCCATGTACGATGAATTCTTTCAAGATAACGTAAAACATTGGCCAGAGTTTATTGGGCCAGAAAATTTTGTTCGGGCCCTAGACAGAATGGGCGTAGACCAGGTGTTCATCAAGATGGACATCGAAGGTGGTGAATACAGTTTGATTGAAAGCATCGTACAACATCGCGATCGCATTGTAGGCGTTGCAATGGAATGGCACAACTGTGCCAATCGTAGCAAACAATGGCACCAGGCTGTGGAGCGGTGGCAAGAGCACTATGCCATTGTACACGTACACGGCAACAATCACGTGAGCTATGACACTGATGGCGTTTTTGGATGTATGGAACTGACACACATTCGCCGAGACTTGGTGCCCGGAAATGACTTGCGTCGCGAGTCTTACATACACGGCTTAGATTATTCTAACGTGGTCGGTCTCTCTGATCTCGAATACTACTTCGACTGATCGGTGATGTAGCATAACGGTAGTGCGCCTCCTTCATACGGAGTCCGGTGGTAGTTCGACTCTACTCATCACCACCACATGCGGGATTAGTTTAATGGTCAAACGAAACCTTGCCAAGGTTTAGTCAGGAGTTCGATTCTCCTATCCCGCTCCAACAATTATTACTGGGGGTTAGCTTAGTTTGGCCTAAAGCATTGGACTTTGACTCCATGATCACTGGTTCGAATCCAGTACCCTCTGCCATTCTCGCTTTAGTATAATGGATAATACAAAGAGCTTCTACCTCTTGAATGTGAGTTCGATTCTTGCAAGCGAGACCAACACGGAGTAGTTAGTGTAAAGGTCAACACCACGGATTGTGATTCCGTTAATATGGGTTCAATTCCCATACTTCTCCCCAGCATGTGATCAATAGTGGTCTTTAAGAGTCTTGATCCAGTTGACTGCAGATTCATGATCACCAAAGTAACGCATAATTAGCCGATCATTGAAAATATCATTGACAAAAATATAAGATGTGTTATACTCACTGAGTGACAGATGCACTTGTAGATGTCCACTAACTGAAATAAAATCTTGTGTTTGCGTTTGCATACAGATATTTATATCGCAATTTAACCCAAATAAATACCCCAAAGGAAACAAATGAAAACAACATCTACATTTAAACTCAGCAAACGAACAAAAACATTGATGGCATTGTTAAAGTTTAAAGATCAACACGATCGCAACGGATTTAAAAGAGCCATGATTGACGCACAGGCAACACCTGCATCATTCTCGTCTAAAGAACGCAAGTAAGAGTATTCCCCAATAGCTCAGTCGGTAGAGTAGCAGACTGTTAATCTGTTGGTCCGTGGTTCGAGCCCACGTTGGGGAGCCAATTTAATTAAAAATAAATGAACGCTTTTTACACTGTAAACAACCAACCTTATAACAATGTATATCTTGCTTGGATAAACTCTACTGAAACTGGTCATCCAGTCAAGTTCTATCTAAACGAAGATCAATACGATAAGGTTGACTGGACTACAGAATCAACTGATTCATTTGATAATTTAATGGCGTATCGAGCCTTTGAGCTCAGGAACAAATACGAAAAATTAGTGCTATACTACAGTGGTGGGTTTGACAGCCAAACCATTTACAATGTGTTTGCCAAACATAAAATACACCTAGATGAGATAATTGTTGCTGCCGCAGAAGAATTTGCATGGTTCCCTACCAGTGCGTATGAATGGGTAAAAAAGAATCACTGGGATCCGCATACCGAAATAACGTTGCTGGATGCCCGAGCACCTAACAAACACAATCCATTTGTCAACAGCGAAGACTGGATTTTTAATAGCAAGAGAACAGAGTTAGTTAGATATTTTAATCTTCCATTTACCACAACAGAAGATGCGGTATACCAAAAGTACAGCGGGCACACTTTCAAATGCATCACAGGGTACGAAAAACCCAGACTTGTTTATAGAAACGGTCGATGGTTTAGTAGACAACTGGCAATGGTTTTAGATCAAGGGTTTAATAGGCCACATATCGAAGCGTTCTTTTTAGATACAGTGCTGGCTGTTAAACAAAGTCATGTGTTCAAGAACAATGTTAAAAAGTACATTCAACAAAATCAACTAAAGTTACACAATGGCGGGCTAGCCGAGGCCAATTATAAAAAAACCACCAAAGGATTTGAACAAATGAGTTTAGATTGCGGGCGACACCAGGAATTAAACTATGGAGTGAGTCGATCGCAGAAAGTGCTAAGTGAACGTTTAGCAGGAATTTCAAATGTAAATCTAACCGGTTCTTGGCAAGACATCGAGACAGCATCACCGGAGAGTAGATTTCTGGTTGAAGATCTAAGATCTGGACGACCTGAGGCCGCAAACTTCTTAAAAGGCGTATATAATCTATACACCCAAACAACACTAGTAAATCATTTTAAGCATAACAATCTATTTCGAACTAAACGGCAAAATATGTTATATGACTTGCCGTTTATTTGGAGCAAGGAATACGACATTGGATCGTGATTAATTTTAAAGAAAGCAACCGTGAAGAAAATTGTATCAACATTATTAACCGCACTTGTTATGAGTGTTAGTGTCTCTGTATCAGCGTTTCCTGAGAAACCTGTACAACTAATTGTTCCCACAGGAGCAGGCGGTGGACTTGATCTTATCACAAGAACTGTGGCAGAAAAACTAGACGGGATCTGGAAATCCGGTGTCGTGGTAATGAACAAACCAGGTGGGGCCGCTGCCATAGCGTCTCAACATGTCTTGTCGGCCCCGGCCGATGGCCATACAATTTTGTTCTACGCATCAACTGCCTATGCCAGTGCAAAACCGTCAACAGGATTTGATTACGAACGGCATTTCGAACCGGTATCACATTTCTATTCTCCACAATGGGTATTGGTTACCAACAGCAAAAGAAACATCAAGAATCTCAATGATCTGGCAGAACTAGGCAAACAAAAAGGACTAACATATGGTAGCACTATAACAGGAAGTCCTCTTCACATTTACGGATCATTAGCCATAGACAAGATGAAAGTCAACGGAATTTTGGTCAACTACAAAAGTATACCTCAGGTGATTGTAGATATTTTAAACAATCAACTTGACTTTGCTGTTATCAGCTACGGCAATGTTAATCAACACATCACTGCCGGAACACTAACACCGCTGTTTGTGTTTGACAACAAAAAGTCAACTGACTTTCCAGATTTGCCTAATTTAACAAGTCCCGGATTCTCTGATTACCAAAACTTAGTGGCAGGATACAGTTTCTTTATAAGAAAAGACACTCCCCGAGAAGTGCGAGATCAAGTTGTCAAGGATCTGAATCAAGCAATCAAACTGGCCATGCCTGACTTGGTTCAAAAACATCTGGTCAGCAAGTCTGGTGACTACAAATTAGATTTGCAAAATATCAAAACCATGGACCATATGTTTGAATCATTTGCAACAAAACTCGGTCAATAAATAAAAACAATGCGGATGTGGCGTAATTGGTAGCCGCACTGGATTTAGGTTCCAGCGAGTAAAATCGTGAGAGTTCGAATCTCTCCATCCGCACCAAGGTAAAATATTATGGAAAAGATAAATCTTGTTAAAGTAAAAAGGTTCATTGAAGAACAAACTCCTGAGACTAAGATTTATCTTGGGTGTGACTCAGAACGTCATCGTGTAAACGGTGTTTGGTATGCTGACTACGTGGTGGCCATTGTGGTGCATATCAACGGCAACAACGGTTGCAAACTGTTTGGAGAAGTACACCGCGAACGGGACTTTGATCAAAAAACATCGCGTCCAAGCATGCGCCTGATGAATGAAGTTTACAAAGTATCTGAACTGTATTTGAAATTGGGCGAAGTGTTGGAAAATCGTCATGTTGAGGTGCACTTAGATATCAATCCTGACGATAAATACGGGTCGAGCTGTGTGATATCACAGGCTGTTGGCTACATTAAAGGAACATGTAATGTGACGCCATCAGTTAAACCCAATGCATTTGCTGCCAGTTATGCGGCAGATCGATTTAAAGGGTTATCAACTGCTAGTTATCGTGCTAAAGTTAATGAAAAATTCTAGCATACTTTGATTTTTTATAGGAAAATATTATGATTAAAACAAAAATAGTTGTGGAAGCAGGAACCTCATTGACAAATGAGGCAAGAGATGTTCTTATATCTTTAGCATGGCCAAACGGCGTGGGTGAGTTCCCAACATTTACAACTCTCGAAAACGGTGATACAATATGGGAAAGAACATGGCCCACACTTGAGAAAGCAACTGAATATACGAACTGGGCGGCCACACAACCTGGTGTGGTATCTAGCGAAATTTTGCCATAAAACAACTGCAGGAAGCGTGGCCGAGTGGCCGATGGCACTGGATTACTAACCCAGCAGGGATCAACGTCCCTCGTGAGTTCGAATCTCACCGCTTCCGCCAATTTATCGCGGGGTACGTCAGTGGTAGACCGCCAGGCTCATAACCTGGAAGCCGGAGGTTCGAGTCCTTCCCCCGCAACCAATTATAAATAAGAGTTATTGCTGTATGAAGCAAAGAGAAAAGTGTCTTGGACGGGGGTGCGAATCCCCCCTCCTCCACCTAAATGTATTCAGTATATTTAGGTGGGGGAGCACTAGATTCGACAGGGCAACAAGTAAACAAGTGGACAGCACGGTAGGCGATGACCGTTAATCAAGCAAAAAACGTAAATGCAAACGTAAACAAAACCGTAACTGTTTCTGGTAAGAACGTCAAGTTCTCTGCTCGTACAGCCAAGGAAGCATTGGCAGTCTAAACACTGCCTAGGGTTTTTGGTAATTTATCCTCGTAACAGAATTAAATTACCTTTTATTCAAAGACAAAATCCAATGGCATGAACATTCCCTTAGACAATTTGTACCACTGGGTGCAATCGATTATACCTGTTCCGACAGCATTTTACAGATTTTATCCTCACGGTAGTAAAGATATTTCTGACCTCAGACCATTGACTGATATTGATACATTAACTGATCTTGATGCATTGACTGCTCTTGGCGCCAATGGTGTTGACGGCCTAACATATTTTATTAACATTCCAGTTGTTGCACACGACCAAGAGCCATTGCATTATAATTTTTATACAAATATTGATCCTGTGTCATTACACATTGCATTAAACGAACCCACTGTGGCCAAAATAAGTAGTCAAGCGGCGGTTGATAAAAATTTATTGTCAATACCATTGTTGTGTGGATCTCTTTATGAACAGGCAATTTTACTGCATTCTGAAAAAAATTCTGTTGACTTAGAACAGTATTCTCAAAATAATTTTTTACCAGTTTATTATTGGTGCCATGCAATTATTGCTCGTGACTGGTATAGATTTGCCGAGATAGATACTCGGCTAACAACGCAATCTCAAGTTTGTAAAAAATTCCTAATATACAATCGTGCCTGGGGCAACACTAGAGAATACAGATTAAAGTTTATAGAGTTGTTGGTCAAACATGGATTGCATGAACAAAGTAAAATCAGTATATCAAGACGGTCCGAAGGCGATCAAGGGTATCATTACCGGGACCACAAATTTAAAAATATTAATTTTGCGCTCAAAGACAGCACTGTACTAGATCTGTTTGAAGACAATCACAGTGACAGCAACGAAAGCGCACAGTACAATCATGATGATTTTAATTCAACTGCAATAAGTGTAGTTTTGGAAACTATATTTGACGACTCAAGAATTCACTTGACAGAAAAGATACTGAGACCAATTGCCTGCGGACATCCATTTGTGTTGGCAGCAGGCCCGCATAGTTTAGAATATCTAAGAAGTTACGGATTTCGAACATTTGCTCCTTGGATTGACGAAAGTTATGATCAAGAGACAAATAGTTTGTTAAGACTTGAAAAAATTATCAACAGCCTGAATAAAATTAATTCTCTTGGCGCACCGGAGTTTGATCAATTTTTACTAGAAATTAGACGCATAGCGGATTTTAACAAAAAACATTTTTTTAGCGATGCATTTCAACAACAGGTAATTGAAGAATTAAAAACAAATTTTATAGATGCATTTCGACTCGTCAAAAAACCACGTGGCATATTTCGAAGAGCGATACGAAAAAAAATATTAAAACAAGATCCAGGATCTAGTAAAAAACTTTATAATTTACATCGACGACTAATTCAGTGGTTAAGATCTCAATAAGCAGAACCTCTATTTTTGATGGATTTCGTTGACAAAAAGTCAGGGATCATGTTGCGTGACTAAATATTATATCGACAGTCTGTTGATAAAGTCGACAATCTGTTGATTTTAATTTAATCTAAAGGAAAAACTAATGAAGAAAATCTTCGCAATCTTAGCATTGACTGTATCTACTGCTGTCCTTGCACAATCAACCGTGACAATTTCTGGTCAGGTTCAATATGGTGTAGCAAGGTCTGCTGCCGGAGTTACTACCGTTGGCGCTGCCAAAGGTGACCGTAATTATTTAAACTTTAGTGCCGCTGAAGACTTAGGCGGTGGTACCAAAGTTGGTATTTTTTTACAAAATCGTTTTAGTTCCGAAACTGGTGCACAAGGGTCATATGCTAATTCATCAACTGGTGACGCCAACACTCAATTGTGGGAACAGTCTAATATTTTTGTGGATAGCAAGTTCGGCAATGTTAAATTAGGTCGTTTCTCTACTCAGTTGGTCAGCACAAACGGTGCCGGCCATTATATGCAAGACTGGTCTAAAGGTACCCATTCTGGCTTGAATTATGGTCGCAATTCTGCACAAGTGCAATACACTTCGCCTAAGATTGCTGGTGCAGAGGTATTTTTATTAAACGCCAAGGGCAGACATAACAAATATGTAGTGGTCCCTGGCAATGGTTTTGCCACTACAACCACAGCAACGTTGATGAATGATGTGAACGTCATTGGTGTTAACTATTCAGCAGGAGGATTAAAAGCTCAAGTTGCTAATATCACTGGTCTCAATGCTGAAAAGTTGCAAACTATCAACGCCGCTTACAATTTTGGATTTGCAGAAGTTGCAGTTAACCAAATGAATCAAAAAGACAATTTGACTTCTATGGCAGCTCATAAGTCAACTGAGTACGGCATTAAAGTTCCAGTTAATGCCAAGTTAGATGTGTCTTTGTCTAAGTTGTCTAACAATGTAAACATTGGTGCCAATGGTGCTGCCAACACTAAGAAGGGTGTTACAGGCGTTCGCGCAGTGTATTCTTTCAGCAAGCGTACTAAACTTGAAGCGTTTTTATCAGATACCAAGCAAGCTGTAACTGCCGCTGGTGCAGCCGATACTGCAAACATAGGTACAGCTAGTTACATTGGATTGTCACATAGTTTCTGATTTAACACAACGTAGATTTCAAACCCGCTTTAGCGGGTTTTCTTTATTGATTTTTTCTATGGCTGCCATAGAAATATATTCAGTAGAAACCATGAGAGATGGTCGATTTCTCATGTAAATAACTGTACAATATACACATGCAGAAAAACTTCTGCAAACATTTTCATTCAACACAAAGGAGATATTATGAAAACAGTTGGCGACAAATTAGCCCCATTTGCAGTCACAGGCGTTAAGCCCGGACAACCAGAAGACGCTTTCTATACCATCACTGAAACAAGTTTTGAAGGCAAGTGGAAAGTAATCGTTTACTATCCAAAAGACTTTACATTCGTTTGCCCTACAGAAATCGTAGCCTACGACAAACTAACACAAGACTTTGCTGACCGTGATGCAGTCCTGCTCACTGGTAGCACAGACAATGAGTTCTGCAAAGTAGCATGGCAAACAGCACACGCAGATCTAAAGAAGATCACCCATCACCAGTATGCTGACACACAGCGTGGTGAGTTGAGTTTGATTGAACAGTTGGGCGTGTTCTATGCTCCAGCAGGCGCCGCACTTCGTGCCACATTCATTGTTGACCCAGAGAACGTTATCCAACACGTTACTGTCAACAACTTGAACGTTGGTCGTAGCCCAGAAGAAACACTTCGTGTATTGGATGCACTACAAACTGGCGAGCTTTGTGCTTGTAACCGTACAGTTGGTGGCGAGACACTGTAATGTTAGAAACTATATGCGACACACTGGTTGAAGCATATAGACGCAACTGGATTACCAGTCGTGATGGCAATGTGAGCATTCGTCATCACGACCGTGATCACTTTTATATCACACCCAGTGGCGTTCGTAAGCAGACCATGCAACCTGACCAGTTCAAGAAGATCAAGATTGTAAGCAGTTTGGCATGGAAAGAAGAGCCTTACTCTGATATCAGTGCCAATCTCAAGCCCAGCGGAGAAATTCCTCTACATTTTGGCCTACAACGAGCAATGGGTCAGCACAGCACTGATGTTAGAGTAGTGGTTCATTTACATCCTACATACTGTGTGGCTGCTATGCACGCCGGCATTGACTTGAGCACTATAGTTGATGACTTTCCAGAACTAAGTAGATATACTCGAGTGGCCAAGAACGTAGGAGATGTACCTCCTATCAGTCAAGAGCTTGCAGACCGTTGTCATGAAAATCTCTGGCTAAGAAAAGATGGCACAATTGGTTTTGACATCGTAGGCATCAAAGGTCACGGAGTTGTGGCCATTGATACAAGCCCGTGGCGGGCATTTGAACACATTGAACGATTAGAACATATTTGTCAAATCGTATTGGCATCAGGTAAATTTTAAGGAGAAAATCATGTTTGGAACAAGTTATACAGGTGGAATTGCATATCGTTCTGCCAGCGAAATTAATTCAGCAATGGGCCGTGTGTATGGACACATGAGTCTTGCTGTGATTGTATCAATGTTTGTGAGTTACTTTGTGGGATCTAGTCCAGAGTTACTGGCATTCTTTTTTACAGGTTGGATAAAATGGATTGTGATCTTTTCACCACTTGCGGCCATCTTTGGTGTCAGCTATGTGCTAGGTAATAATCCCAGCAAAGGCGTAGCACAGTTATGCTTGCATGGATTTGCGGCCTTAATGGGCTTGAGTTTTTCCATGATCTTTGCTGTGTTCACTATGGGTAGTATTGTGTCAGCATTTATGGGTGCAGGCATCTTGTTTGCAGTAATGAGTGGCTATGGCTACTTTACCAAACAAAGTCTAGACAGCATGGGCAAGTTCATGTTTGTTGGCTTAATTGCCATCGTGATTGCCAGTATTGTTAACATCTTTATTGGCAGCACCGTGATGCAGATGGTGATCTCCGCACTGGCTATCATTATCTTTCTGGGATTAACTGCTTACGACACACAGAAGATTCGTGAAGAACTGTCAGTAGAAACCAGTGACTCGGCAGAAATTCGCGGAGCATTGACTTTGTACATGGACTTTATCAACTTGTTTATCAATCTGTTACAACTGTTTGGAGATAGAAAATAATGAGTTTCATCGACGCCGTCAAAGGTGCATTGCCAGACTACGCAAAGGACACCAAGTTAAATCTTGATGCAGTACTTTTGCGTAGTACATTAGATGCAGATGTGGCTATGGGTTGTGCCGTGGCCGCATTGGCCGCAACTGGTAACGGAAAGATCCTATCAGTAATTTTAGCAGATGCTCCGGTACACGCAGAGTCAGCAATGACTGCTGCCAGCATCATGGCACAGAACAATGTGTGGTATCCTTACATTGAAATGGCTGATGATCCTGCTCTAAAAGGACTGCCAGCACAGTTACGCATGAACGCTATTGCATCACATGGTGGAACTACCAAATCAAACTTTGAAGCATTTAGTTTGGCCGCAAGTATTGTTGGCCGGTGCCACTTCTGTGTTAAGGCACATTACGAAACACTCAAGCAAGAAGGCTACACAGTAGAACAGCTTCGTGATATTGGACGTATTGCCGCAGTGATGAATTCGGTTGCCAAAGTCCTAAACAGTTAATCTCTTCTGGTTGACAATTAACTCGATTTATTGTATAATATATACAAGTTAGAAATGCGAGTGTGGTGTAATCGGTAGCCACAGCAGACTTAAAATCTGCCGCTGTAATGGCGTGCCGGTTCGATTCCGGCCACTCGCACCAGTCTATAAATAGAAACACGCCCGATTGGCTCAGGGGTAGAGCAACCGCCTTGTAAGCGGTAGGTCGTCTGTTCGAATCAGACATTGGGCACCATTTTAAAGTTACAAAATGAAATTATACGAAGCAACAGTTAGAGGACCAGATGGTCGAGAGTTTAAGGCTCGTGTGGGTGCTGACTCTGCAGAAGAGGCTCGTAAGTTGTTGCAACAACTGCACGGTCCTAGAGCAGTTCCGTATTTGCCTCATATAATTCCCAGTTAAGTTTTTCTCGGTATGGTGAAATGGTATCACTGAACGTTTGGGACGTTCGAGCGTAGGTTCGATTCCTGCTACCGAGACCAAAGTAGAATAGAAGCCTGGATAGCTCAGGGGTAGAGCGTCTCCTTTACACGGAGAGGGTCCGCGGTTCGAAACCGTGTCCAGGTACCAAGTTAGTATGCGGGGTTAGTTTAATGGCAAAACAGCAGATTTCCAATCTTCGGTCGAGAGTTCGATTCTCTCACTCCGCTCCATTTAAAATATTGTTACATGCTTGCATTTAAAAAATCGTTAAAAATATACCTGTTTAAAGACAAGCAGTCAGTTGACATCACCATACGTGTCACAGATGCACATGCACACACGTATGCAATGTCTGCAGAACAGTTTGAATATCTACTAGATAATTGGCTTGACAACAATGGTTGTTCTTTTACGACACCTAATCAGCATTGGTTTATTCATTACAAAACCACAACGCCCAGGCCCGAAAGTGCCCCAGCAAGTTATGTAAGAATATCAGTTAATCATCAACAGTACAGAGTTGATCACAGCGACATGACGGATTTAGTAAAAGATTATTATTTTCAAAAAAATAACCAAATGTATTGGGATTAATCAAAATGCAAATATCAAGAGCCGAACAAAACGTTATAAAGTACAATCTAGAACAGTATCGACTAGATCAGACTCGTATGGACAAACAACGAGAACAAGATTACAGTAAAAAAATTGAAGAACGAAGACTTGATCAAATCATAGCAGAACGTGTGAGCAGAAATCTCCGACTAGACCTTGACAAGGGTCGACACATTGACATCGAGTGCTGACGTGCATGGATGACTCAGATCACACAAACTCCGCCAAAGGAAGAAACAGTTTTGATGTTTCAACCGGCAACACACTGGTTCATTTTTTTAACCGTAATGTAACTCCCTATGCCACTGAATCCGGTGGACCCAAGTTTGATCTAATCCCAGTTGAAAAGCAAAAGGATGTAATGATCAATCATGCTAGGATGTATGCTCAGCAAGAGTATGATCGTATCATGGAACTGGTCTCAGTACTAGAAAAACAAGCACAAGCGATCAAACGACGGCTCGATGTAACCGACGCTGTGTATGCCGCAGAGTACCATTTTCAAATTGTCATGGGCAACTGCTATTGGTTAGTGTGGCACCGACGGCATGAAAAAAATCTGTTGGTGCTCAATGGTCCCAAGGACTGGAGCACCGGTACTCCAGAAGATTATCAGTACATAATGCAGGTCAAGTACATGGGTGATCACACCTGGCAAGAAGTAATACTTTCTGCTGATTGACCAAATATACCCAAAATGTTATAATATTACATTAAAGAAAGGAGCACAC